CCAATGAGGCCAATGCGGAGACGTCATCCGTCCCTGTCGCAGTTTCAGCAACACTCCGGTCAACGACTGAATCACCCCAGCCAGCCTGACCCCATGTGCCAGAACCCCAGCCGCCGTCAGCCATTTAGACCTCAACCGGCTAAGCTGAATGTGTAAGTTACGCTCAAAACGTCACCAGAAACCACAGAGCGGTCACCGGGCGATGAGAAGTCAGCAGCAGAGAACAATGTTCCAGTCGTACCACTCTTAGCACTACCACTTGTCAAGAACGCACCGCCAACAGTGGAAGTTGCATTGATATTGAACGTAGCAGGGGAAGCTGAGTTAGTAACCACAGAAGGGTTTGCAGTCGTTGCTGTGGCAAACGTAGCAGTCACGCGGGTTGCATTGCTGTAAGGCACAACTTCAGTCCAGCCAGCGTGAGAAGACATTGTGTCACCAGCCGCAGGGGTGTTAGATGCACCAGCACCATACAGACCAATATACCAAGTGGTAATCTGGGTCACTGAAGTCAGAGCCGTGCCAGCCATGTACTGAAGGCCAACGTTCACTACCAAGTTTTTAGACTCAGCAGACCACTTCAAGTTACCATCTTTATCATGGCACTCAACGTAGTAAACGCCTGTGGCTTTGGCTTGCTCGCCCGATTGTGTACCGGCAGTCAGACCACTAAAAACATGGTCAGTTGCTGTGAGTTTTTCTGTGGTCATTTTAAATCCTTATGAAAGTCTGATGAGAGCGGAAGAACTAGTATCTGATGGCATAGTTACAGTAAATGTATTGTTAGATGTTTTATCTGAACCAAAATCCAACACACAAATAGCTGGGTTTGTGCCACCAACTTTATATATCAATGCACCCCTGGCAGTAATTGATCCAGTCCACGCAGGGGAAGAAAAGTTTACGAATGAAATACTGCCGTTTGTTGTGTTTTCATACTGAATAATGGCTGTAACAGTTTGCCCGGTAGCGGTGTAATTACCACCCGATGATTCGCCAACCGAGGTATAAGTTGTAGTGTTCTGATCTAGCGTGGCAGCATTTGTATACAGAGCAAGCTTAAAAGAATCAGTCGCAAAATTAATCGCGCCTGTTGTCATGGCCACACGAAGCGTATTACAAGAGTAATTACCAGTAAAGGCCATCAGCTCACCTTCTGACGATATTGACCAGAACGATAAGCGTCTTGACGCTCCATACCATCGCCCAAGCGTTTTGCTAAGCCAAGAGCTTCCTGGTACTTAGTATTGTAGAACGCCATGATATCGGGCTCACCCTTCATATAGGTATAAGCCTCAACCAAAGAGCCATAAAGCAAAACAGAATCAAAGTTGTCGCCAAGCCATGTAGTGCCAGCGGTCACAATAGACTCAGGATAATAGTAGTAATGCAGCTCAACGTAATACTGTGTATCAGGCGTTGGGCCCAAGATAAATGATAATTCTGCCTCATTATCTGAGCGAGGTCCAAACAGTGCGTAATATTTTGGTACACCAGTATCGTTTGGCGTTGGATACGCTTGACGTAAATAGTTAACGTCTTTGTTTAGCAAGTACTCATACGTACCCGTATTTATATTTCCACCAGTCACATCTGTAACAACAGCCATAGAGTACACCGCCAAGAAGTCTGAGGGGCACTGCAAGTATTTATTGCTTGTCGTTGTCTGACCAGTCACATTCTTACGAATGGATGGAAACTGAACTGTATTGTAAATACGTTGCTCAGCCTGCTGAACAAACACGGGTATCTCAGCGATAAAACTCGCTTCGGTATTCTCCGTATATGCTTGAATAGCATTGCTGAGGGCGGTGTAATTCATGCCATCGGACCCCGTGACATTACGCCTTTAGTCGCCGCACCAGCTCCACGCATCTTAATGCCAGATGTTTTTGCTTCAGGTTGTGGGTTGCGCGTAATGTTTCCTACAGACATATTGACTGTAGACGCGCTACTCATATTTGGACGAGCATTTAATTCTGGCTCAGCCTCAACATAGCGACCTGCATAAGAATCTGCGGGCAAATTATCACGATTAGCACCAGTCTTAACTGGAGGGCTATTTTTTGTAGTAGGTTTAACTTGAGTAGCCATTATTTGCTCCCAGCTTTTTGGTTGCGCGCACGAGCCAGGTTGCGTCCTAGTTTACGCATTTCCATGCCAGTCACAGTCCTAGCACCACTAACATTTTTAGCACCGCTCTCAATGCCAACTGTAGGGCCGCTATCACCTAAATTTTTACCTTTGGTTTTACCAGTTTTGGTAACGCCATCCGCTGCTTTTGTATATGCCATGTTCGACTCCTTATGTCGTTGTAACCGATACTGTACCAAGTTCTATGGTTAAAACCAAGTTATTTGGTGTTAATCCATCATCAAAACTTCTTGAACCACCCACAGGGTTCCATCCCCACTGGAAAATCCTACTGCCAGCCTCTGGATATCCAAAACCATTCACCGATGTACTATCAGTAGTTAAAATCTGCAAACCATTTTGACCAGATACCTGATAACTTACATCAGGTCTTGGCTCTCTCACTGCCTGCGGATCATCCACAGGATACATACCCAATTGCAATTGCGGATGGTCTGGATCCCAACATGACCTGCATACTTTAATTTTATACGGCTTAGTCTTAACAGTCTGGGTACGCAATTCCTTGAGCATATATCGCCCATCACAGCGGTCACATTCCGCAATTGCATATTTACCAGACGCAAACCTATTAGGCATAGAACAAGTTCCTTGGCACAAAACGCAAAGGAGCCGTCTCGCGATCCTCTGCCGCCGCCAAATCCCATTGCTGCTCGTAATCTGCCTTTAAAGCCATAACACGCTGAGGATCTACACCTGGAAGTTTCATGCTGAGCAAATAAGCAAGGCCGGCAACCATACAAGGAATAAATCTGAAAGGTATATCTTGAATAGATGTACCAGTTCCAGCATCTTGAATACGTCGCATCCGGTAATACACAAACATGTATTGATTACCAGGCGCGTTAGGCGTTGGCCATACATTGATGGCTGGTAAATTTTGCTCTGTCAAAATATTAGTTGAGCCAGCCGTGTGTGAAGCCGCAGTAGTGCCATTCTGTCCACGAGCACAATTAAGTAATTGATTTGTTGCTGGGTTTACGTTGGGATAGCTGATTGTTTCGTTGTCAATTTTTACAAATCCAGCAGTAGCCAACTGAGAAACATCTGACACTGTAATAGTTGTATCAGAACTATTGATAGATTGCGCTAAATAGGCCGTGGTGAGGTTTTCTTGGCCTGACTGACGGTTATACCAGACTTGAATCGGACGACCCTGTGCGAGTTTATTAGGCAAGCTCATGTAGGTGGATTCAGAAATGCCACTGATGTTGATATCAATCTGATTTGATGTGCCGTTACTCTGTCGAATAACAGTGTCTAGCAAGTTGATTGTATCCGTAGGCATTGGGTATATAGCCTGACCAGTAACCATCGGGATCTGGCCCTGCTCAACAGTCCAGAAATTAATCCCACGATTAGCCCACTCAATCGTCAAAAGATTCAACGATCTACGAGCGGTACGAAAATCATAACCAGTGCGAAGTTCTTGACCGCAACGCTCAAACGCCTCCTCAATGAGGTCGTTCATGTCTAAATTAAAGACAGTGGTTCCGGTAGTCTTTGCCATTATTTTTTCGCAGTCTTAGCAGAGTTTATAAACGCTTGCTTAGTTGGCGCACCTTTGCTGCCAGGCTTACGCATACGCTCTTTAGATCCAGCAGCTATACGTTTTCTCTTGGCATTGATATTGGCATAAAGGCCAACCTTTCCGCCCTCAGCGTATTCGGTAAAGTCCGTGTTATCCCGACGAGCTTTTTTAGCACCGCTAGGCATCTTTGATGGAGATATATCTCCCATTCCACGGCTTGCTCGCATGATTAGCAGATCTTTCCACGTGTCTTGCCACGCATAGCAATGCCATCAGCACGGCTAGAAGCAGAAGACACTTTGCCACCAGACTTCATGCCGGCGCCCATAATACGATTTTTTAATTTGCCAACCATTGAATCAAAGTCAATTCCAGCTTCGCGATTTTGACGATTCCTACGATCGTAGGGAGTTTCGTATTTTTCAACTGATTTAACTACTTTGGGCTCAGGAGCTTCTTCAACTTTTGATTCTGTTTTAACAACTTTAACTGTGGGCTCACCACGACGTGTCAGACCTTGCTGCTTATTCAAATAGTCACGCAGGCTTAAACCAGACTTAGCAAGCTCTTCTTTAGTAACAACTTTGGCTTTAGATGTTTTAGCGGGCTTATCGGATGCTGGCATATTAGATACAAGCTCACCCTCAGAAATTTTTTCACCTTCCGCAATAGCACGGGCGCGGTTAAATTCAGGGGCATCCTCATAAGGATCACTCATCTGGGTACGACCACTTGGCAATGAGGGCTCATCATCTTCATAAACTGAGCTACCCGCTGCGTAACGTTTAGTTTTACGTTTCATCATTATTTTTTCCCCTTAGTCATGCCGCCGCCGCACATGACAATCATTGTCCCGCGAGTTTTACCTTTGGTAGCAATACCATCGGCACGACGAGAAGCTGTAGAAACTTTACCGCCAGAGGCCATCTTTTTAGTCATTCCGCCTTTTTGGTAACCCTTTACATCTTGGCGAGCTTTCATTTGGGCTTTGTCATCCATGCTGGTCATATTGTTAATACCAAAAAATTCACCAGCGCTACGCATCTTATCGCCTACAGTATCGCCAAATTTACGTAGGTTATAGCCAATAGGATTTTTATCAGCAGGATCTAAAGCCAATTCACGCTCGTAATCTCTAACTGATCTATCGTATTGTGCTTTAGCTAATCTGTTACTTTTATCAGCATCGGCAGCGGCATTAACGGCTTTTCGTCCGGCAATTTCGCTTTGCTTTTGTTTACGGTAGTCATCAAAACCACCAAACGTAGTATCTGGCTGTGGCATAGCTGCATCGTAAGCTTTGCCCGATAAACGAGAAAGCTCTGCATCCGACATATCTTCAATTCGTTTTACTTTTGGCATAGTGTTTCCTTAGCAGTATTTGCCGCCCTTAGACATTTTTACCATCATACCCTTGGTCTTACCTTTAGAGGCAATACCATCGCGACTTGGAGCGGCTGTTTTTACAGAACCCATTTTGGATGCTGCCATGCCACCTTTTTTAAGCATAGACAAGTTGGTACCTTTATCGCCCTTGTGCTCTTGCTTATCGTGCATCTTGAAAGCTTTTTTAATCATGGCTTTGTCTTGGGCCATATCAGCTTTACCGCCTTCAGCCATGCCGCCCTTTTTCATGCCCATCATCTGTTTTTTGTCCATGGCCATGTCAGCTTTAGAGCCTTCTTTCATGCCCTTTTTCTCAACATCTTTGCCTGATTTCTCAAACATCTTCATCTTGCTCATCATATCGCCACCCTTTTTGAAAAGTGCCATACTTCCATGATTGGTTTTTGGCTTATTAATACTCTGTGCATCTGCCCTGGTCATGCCACCAGTACCAAATTTTCTACCCTTGTCAGCCTTCATAAAGTCCTCGCCAACACTTTGCTTAATACCAACCTTCTTAGCAAAGGCTGGATTCTTGGCAATTGCCGCCATAAAATTGTGCTGTTTTTTACTCGTCGATGGCATCTTTAGCTTTCTTATTATTTAACCATCCCTGCACTGTTTTGGTTTCCCAAATACGGATAGCAGTCCAGATAATCGTAAAGCTTGCAGCAACAGCTGGAAGCATTTCAGCCAAGGTTCCCACCACAGTGAGGAAGGATACCCCATCAATAACGTACTTAACTGTTTCGTCGTGTTCAGTCATTTTGCTACCTCACTAGTTTCTTTGTATTTGTCCCACGCTGGATGATCCGCTGAGGCATACAAGTATTGTGCCGCAAATTCAAGCAAAGTGGGGTCATCTCTAAAATGACCAAGTCCACGATTACAATGATTGCACAACATGCCTCGTACTTTGCCAGTGGCATGGTCGTGATCGACTACCAAAGTTTCAGCAGCGCCGCAAATAACACATTCATGCGTAGTGGCTTTTAGCTTCTTTAGTGCTTTATCAGAAATAACAGCCCTAAACTTGCCCCGATTAATACCGTTTCTATAGGTTGCACGGCACTCACGGCACCAGCTATCCAACCCATTACGTTTCTTGTTGTGCAATGGAAAGTAGTCAGCTGTAGCTGGTTTTTCCGTTTTGCATCTGGTGCAGTTTAGCAGTTCCATGCTCGTAACGCCTTGTTAATTCTGCTGTTTGGGTCTCTTGCTACTTCTGGGCTCGTATTCTTCTTTTTGTGCCCACTCATCCTTGCACAAAAAGAGTCGCGCCGTGAGCCGCCTTCCGGCTGGGGAGGTTTTAAATTCATGCCTTGCGCTTTCGCGGAGGCCCGACCCTTGGCGTTCAGACCGCCATTGGGATTCTTGCCTTCTTTGCGTGTCCATGCGGGGGATGCCATGATTAAAATGCCGGTGTAACAGTAGCGCCGTCTTGAAGCGGTTGCCAATGAAGATAATGCGACCAAGTGCCGGTTGTAGAACCTACGCCTACTACAAGTTTAATAGAACTACCGTTTGGAACACGAACTGCGCCCCAAGGAAACACACCAACACCTGCCGCAGTTGATACTGTGGGAGCATTAGCTACAGCACCAAGCTGGGCGGTAACCACCACACCTGCGGCAGCGTTTGCTAAAGAAGC